AAACAACGAGAAGATATTGATTTGGTTTGCGAAGGCATGGAATATGACCATGTGATTACCGAAGCAGAATATCAAGGTAAGAAAGTCAAGTTAAATGACCCAATTCGCACAAGTGAAAATCCAAACAAGAAATTTAAAGTTTATGTCAAAGATGGTGATACAGTAAAAGTTGTTCGATTTGGTGATCCAAATTTAAGTATCAAGCGTGATGATCCAGGTCGTAGAAAAAACTTTCGTGCCAGACATAATTGTGATAATCCAGGGCCAAAGACTAAGGCAAGATATTGGTCATGTTTTCAATGGCGTGCTGGTGCAAAGGTAGATAATTAGTATGAATAAGAATCGTTATGATTGGCGTGGTAATAAGGCAGAATATTCTGAGAGATATGGTTGGCACTTAAAACCCACCGAACAAAGAAGGCAAGAACGTTTACAAGAACACGTTGCTAAACGTAAAGGTCGTATTGACCATAGAACAAACCGTCCTGGTAAATCAAAATAAATAAATATAATCGAATCAACCTCTTAATTAGAAGGAGAAATCAAATGTTAAAAAAACTAATAATCGTAACAGCCATAGGTCTAGCGTTTTTTGCTTATCAAGCAAATGCAGCAGAAGTAATACCTTATGGTTCGTTTAACTACAAGTTGTCAAATGATGAAAACTCATCTGGCAAATCTTATAGCAAACTTGAAGATAATGGATCATCAATCGGTGTCGAAGTCATTGACTTAGGTGCTGAAGGTGATACAATCACAGGTTTTGCATTACTTGAAGTAGGCGTAGATACAGACGATAGTGGATCGAATACTTTTGATTCTAAACTTGCATATGTAGGTTTAGATCATGATATGGGTAAACTATCAGTAGGTCGTCAATCACATCCGTTTGCAGATAACATTGGTGGTAAAACATCAATCTTTAATGTTTATGGTGGTAGTAGTGATTGGAACTATGCTTCAAGATCGTCAAACAGTATGAAGTTTTCTACAACACAATCTGGCATTACGTTAGATAGTATTGGTATTGTTGACGGTTCAAGTACAAACACAAATGCTTTTGATGAGTTCGAAGTTACACTCTCAACAAAGTTATTCGGTAGCGATGTATCAGTAGGATATGCTGATGATGTCAATAGCGATATATCTTATTGGGGTGTTGCAGGTTCTACTGATCTAGGACCTCTTACAATGAGTTCATCATATACAATTTATGACGCTGCAACTGACAAGTATGGATTAGAACTAACAGCAAGTTATTCTATCTTTAGTGTTGGTTATGGTGACAAAGAGGGTACAGGTGTTTCATACACAGCAGGCGCTTCACACAATCTCAATGATTCGTTAAGTGTTTATGCTGAAGGTGAAATGAAAGATTTAGATTCTGGATCTGATACTACATCTTGGTCAATCGGCAGTAAATTCACATTTTAATCTAGGGCATTTCCAGCCCAAGAAAGGGACCGTAAGGTCCCTTTTTTATTCTTTAAACTTTTGATTTGTAATATAAGTGTTCGCTGAGAGCAATCTTCCAGTTCCGACCATACTCTGTCCTGAAATAACGTACCAGATTTGGATCCACATGATCAAAATGATTGTTATGATGGAAAGTAGGAAAGCGGAGTGCTTCAACGATACTTTGCAAGAAGCGTACCATTGATTCATTTTTCCTTTCATTCTATACAAATATTTAGTATGAAAGAGTATGTGTTTAACACATTAAGATTGCAACGTTTCTATGCAATTTTTACATAGTATATTTCAAGGCAAAAATACACTACATCTATAATTCTTTGATTGTATAAGTATGGGTGTGCGTCCTTCAGAAACCAGCTAAGCTAGCTCCCAGAGGTATCGTAGTGATCTTGTGATAGTTGTATTACAGCATAATGTATAACTTTAAAAAGGTCGTGTTTATTCTTACCTTCTTTCTTGCCATAACGTTGAGCATATTTTAAAATATTGCCCATACAGAAACCTGTACCATGACCTTGATCAATGATGATTTCAGTTGCTTGTTTTTTCACACCGTTGGCATAATGTGATCTATAAGTTTTGTCAATGTAATCCATGACTTCATTTAGTATATCGTTTTCTTTAAATTTATAATCTGGCATTTACTTCTTTCTGTTTTTTAGTTGTTGTCATAGGAACGTGTTTCACTATTTTGTTTCGAATTGTATTTGAATCAATACCAAGTATTTTACAGTATTGTATAAACTGAGGATCATTGTTCATAAACCAATCAATCGCTGCTTGTTTATGTTTTAAATTTTTTCTACTAGTGCCTGTATAAGAAGCATCTTCGATGGCTTGTGTAATAATACTTGAAATAAAATTTTCTTCTGGTAACATTATATATCCTTTTCAATTTGTGAGAAGTATGCCCAATATTGGTCACCGTTCTCGGTTTCATAATCTATCGAACCTGTATAATTACAGTCCGTGTTGTATTCACCTACTTGATATTCATTTAATCCAAACTCACCAGTAGATGATATTTGTATACCTGTGATTTTACCCTCTCTAGGTAAAATCTTTCTAACGTTTACAGATACGTTGTCGCCTACTTTAATTATCATGTAAGGCCTTTCTTTTCACATCTTCGAGGTATTCTTCTACCTCACTCATATGATTGAAACCTATAAGGTCCCAAGCAATATCAGCACACTCACAAAGTAGTAGTGCAGATTGCACAGTTTGAGCGCCTGATTCTATTTGACTCTCAAGGTTAGATAAAAATTTCTCAGCGTTATCCATCGCCCATTGTTTCACTTTACCCATTATATATTCCTTTCTGTTAGGGGTTTAAAAGATGAACATACGGTTTCTCTAGTGCAGAAATAACCATTATGATCAAAATACCACATTTCGTTCCATAATTTTTTGTTTTTATAGATTAATGTCATCATATGCTCACGAGGTGCAGTATCTAATCTATCAATAAAGTTAGCAGCGGCAATAAATTGATTGCCACCGATTAAGTTTGCTGCGGTCTCATAATCTTGACCGTCTAATTCGTCATGCCTAAATCTTAATAGGTCTTTTTTTACGTTTTTTGTTCTAATCATACGTTGACTATACACTAAAAACGGTATAATTGCAAGAAAAATCGGGCGGAAAATCGAAAAATCGGGCATTTTTTTGAATTTGTTGCAAAAATGCAACACTTTTGTTCTTATTTTGTTCTAATTTAAGAGATTTTGCGGTATGATTGCAGGATCCAAGTCATGTTTGCCGTCTTTTATTGATTCGATTGCGGTTTTTAACATACTTTCGGCACCTTCACGCCCAAATTGTGCCACATAACAGTCCACAACTGTTTTAAAAGTGATTGCTACCGCTTGAGACATAGAATCGGCATGTTTTGTCAAGAGGTCAAAGAGTTCGGCTTGTATTTCAAGCATAATAAGTTGGTCATTGTCTAAATTTTTCATAATACTTTTGATTATACTATATTTTTAACGATTTGTAAAGCACTTATAAATAGTTTTATTAAGTTTATTAAAGGAAAAAGGTATGTACGAGTACAAATGCAAAATTAGAAAAGTCGTTGACGGTGATACCGTTGATATTGACATAGATTTAGGATTCGGTATCTGGCTCAATGATGAAAGAGTAAGAATTATTGGCATTGATACTCCAGAATCCAGAACAAGCGATGATGTTGAAAAGATTTTCGGCATGGCAGCAAAAGAAAGAGTGCAACATTTATTAGGTGCTGATTCTACTTTGATTTCAAAAGTCAAAGGTGATGGCAACGAAGAAATGAGAGGCAAGTTTGGTCGTATTCTTGGTGATTTTAGATTAGGTGATGGTGATACATTAACATCTAAACTTATGGCTGAAGGTCACGCTGTTGCTTACAATGGTGGCAACAAAGATTTGATAGCAGACAAGCACGTAGAGAACAGACAAAAACTAATTGACGAAGGTAAAGTTTTACCACCAGAAGGTATGACAAAAACACCTGATCAACCTAACACTTTCAAAGCAACTAAACCGCCTAGAAAGGCAAAGAAAAAGAAAAAGGTAAATTAATATGGCATGGAATATTTTAGCGATGTTGGGTCTTGGTAAAAAAACTAAGCAAGAGCCTAAAAAGAAAAAGGCACCAATCATCAAAAAGAAAAAGAAGAAAAAGAAAATTACTAAAAAGAAAAAGTAATGCCAGCAGTTGTAAGAAGTGGTGACACTAATACTGCAGGTGCTGCTGTTACGTCAAGTCGTAATGTAAAAGTGAACGGCAAATCTATCACGGTAAATGGTGATCCTGTTGCTGATCATCCTGTTCTACATACAGGTATCAAAACAGCAAATGGATTTAGTGGTGTATTAGTTGGTGGCACACCTGTGAACCATGTTAGTAATGCTGACACTTGTGTTCAACATACAAGAGCAAATGGTTCAGGTAATGTAAATATTAACACTAGTGGATAACAGTATAAATATACAAGAGAGAGATTACTAAATGGCGATTTACGATTCAACACAAACAAATCAAAGTCAAAGAAGTGCTAGAATTTATCAAGACCTAAACTTGGATTTTCAGCAAAATTCTGCTACGAAAGATATTCAGAAACTTACTGATATTGAAGCAGTAAAAAGATCAGTTCGTAATCTTATAAATTTAAATCATTATGAGAAACCTTTTCACCCTGAAATAGGTTCTAATTTGAGAGCGATGTTATTTGAAAATATGACACCTCAAATGAATGCTTTGATAAGCAAACAAATAGAGCAATTAATACAAAACTACGAGCCTCGAGCAAGACTTATACAAGTAAGAACATTACCTTTATTTGATAGAAATGCTTATGCTGTAACAATAAATTTTCAAGTGATCAACTCACCAGAACCAGTTGTAGTAGAACAACTATTAGAAAGACTAAGATAAAATGGCAAGTAAATTAGATATATCAACTTTAGACTTTGATCAAGTAAAAGCAAACTTGAAAACTTTTTTAGGACAACAAGATGAGTTTAGAGATTATGATTTTGAAGGATCGGGTATGTCAGTTTTACTTGATGTTTTAGCATACAACACACACTATCTTGGCTATAACGCTAATATGTTAGCAAACGAAATGTTTTTAGATAGTGCTGATTTAAGATCAAGCGTAGTTTCAAAAGCAAAAGCAGTTGGTTATACTCCTACAAGTTCAGTTGCTTCAACGGCAACCATTGATGTTGTAGTAAATAATGCCTCTGGTGCTTCACTTACAATGACTGCTGGAACTAGATTTACAACAACTGTAAATGATCAATCTTTTTCTTTTGTAAATAAAGCAGACGTAACAATTACACCAGTTGATGGTGTTTATAAATTTAGTGATTTAGAAATACAAGAGGGATCATTTTTAAATTTTAAATATACAGTAAGCACATCTGATATAGAGCAAAGATTTATTATACCAAATGATAGTGTTGATACAACGACACTAACAGTAAAAGTTCAAGAATCAAGTTCAGATTCTACAACTAACACTTATACTTTAGCAGATGGACTTACAGGACTAACATCAACATCACAAGTTTATTTTTTACAAGAAGTTGAAAATGGTAGATATGAAGTTTATTTTGGTGATGGTGTTTTAGGTAAAGCAATCGCTGATGGTAATATTGTAATATTAGATTATATAAGTTGTAATCGTTCATTACCAAATGGTGCGAGTAGTTTTACATTATCAGATAATATTGGTGGTTTTAGTAACGTAACCATAACAACCAAATCAAATGCTGCTAACGGAACAGGTCCTGAAAGTATTGCTTCGATTAAACATAACGCACCTAGAGATTATGCTTCACAAGACAGAGCAGTTACTGCTGAAGATTATCAAGTATTAGTTAAAAGTTTATATGCAAATGCAGCAGCAGTTCAAGTTTACGGTGGTGAAGATGCTGAAGTTCCTGCTTATGGTAAAGTTTTCATATCTATTCGTGCTAAGTCAGGTTCTAATTTAACAGTGGCAACAAAAAATAGTATTGTTCAAAGTTTAAAACAATTTGCTGTTGCTTCAGTAAGACCTGAAATTATAGATCCAGAAACAACTTTTATACGTTTATCAACTGACTTTAAATATGATTCTGATAAAACAACAAAAGATGTTTCAACTTTGAGAACAAATATAAGAAATGCAATCATAGAATATAATCAAGATAATTTATTAAATTTCACTGGTGTTTTTAGACACTCTAAATTGACAGAAGCAATTAACGGTGCTGATTCTTCTATATTAAGTAATATCACAACTGTTAAATTATTTAAAACAATCACACCAACTTTAAATACAGCACTAAAATATGAAGTGTCATTTAACAACGCATTTTTCAATCCACATAGTGGACATAATGCGGCAGGTGGTGGTGTAATAGATTCAACTGGTTTTAAAATTAATAATGACAGTTCAACTAACGAACACTTTTTAGATGATGATGGTGAAGGTAATTTAAGAGTTTATTATTTAAGTGGCACTACAAGAATATATACAGATTCATCTTTTGGTACCGTAGATTACACAAATGGTAAAGTTACTCTTACATCAGCAAATATTACAAGCATTTCAAATGTAGATGGCGCAACTAGCACTATCATTAGAATATTTGCTATACCTAATTCAAATGATGTTGTGCCTGTTCGTAATCAAACCTTAGAAATAGATACAACTAATTCAACTGTTGGTGGTGAAGTTGACGCTGTTGAAAGTGGATCATCAGCAGCAGGAACAACTTATACAACAACTAGCAGTTATTCATCATACTAATGGATAACAATGGGCGAAAAGAAAAAAACAAATAAGAAAAAATTATCGACACTTGTTAAACAACAGGTGCCTGATTTTGTATTATCAGAGCATCCCAAATTTACTGAATTTCTTTCATCATATTTCCTATTCATGGAATCTGCTGAATTAAATTTAGAATCTATAACTGCTGTTGATAACATACTCTTAGAAACTCAAACAGATTTAAATAATTTTGTTTTATTAGATCGAACAGACGCCTTTGGTTTAGACGCAGGTGATAAAGTTGTTGCTGAAGAAAATACATTCGCAGGCTCTTTTGCAAAAAATGAAGTTATTACAGGTTCAACATCAGGTGCAACTGCCACAGTTCTAGCTGAAGATCAAAGAGAAAATTCAAGACTATTCATTTCAGCAAATAATGCTTTTATCACAGGTGAAACTGTAACCGGTGGCACATCAGGTGCAACTGCTAAAGTAAAAAAGTATCGTGCTAATCCAGTTGAAAACTTACAACAACTTTTAAACTATTCAGATCCAGACCACACTATTTCTGATTTCTTAACACAAATGAAGGAAGAGTTTTTAAATGCTATTCCTACAAAAACAGATAGTGCTTTAGATAGAAGAAAACTAATTAAAAATATTCAATCACTTTATCGAGCAAAAGGTACCGATAAAGCACATAAGATATTTTTCAGAATGTTGTTTAATGAACCAACTGAAATCTATAAACCAACAGTTGATATGTTGCGAGTATCAGACGGTAAATTTTCAACTGATACTTTTATTCGTTGCACACAAACAGCAGCACAATCTGTAAATAATCCAATATTTTTAGTTGGTCAAGAAATAAAACAATCGAATAATCCTGCTGATGCTAATATAAATGAAGCAACAGCAATCGTAGAAAACGTTACAATATTTCAAGAAGGCTCAGTTGTTGTTTCTGAGATCGCTGTAAATAATGAAACTGTTACAGGAACTTTTATAAATGGTGAAACACTAACTGGTATTAGTAATGCCGACCCAAACACTCAAATAGAGGTTACCGTAAGTCAAGGTCTTTCTGTAACATCAATAACTAATGATGGTGGAACTTTAACAGTAGGTGATGAGGCAACTGTTTCAGGTGGTGCTGGAACTGGTGCTCGTGTTCAGGTAGATGATATATCAGGTGGTGGTGTTGATGAAGTTATTGTCAATGCTGCTGGTACAGGATATGAAATAGGTGATACAATTACATTTAGTTCAGGAACAGCAGAAGCAGAAATAGCAATCGTAGGTGGTGGTTTTGCACCAGAAACTGGTAACGTTGCTATTCATGTTGAGTTAGAGTCAGGAACAATATCAGGTGGCGGTTCAGGTGATTTACTTTTAGAAGATCACGCTGATGGCACTATCGGTAAATTTTTAGATTCTGCTTCTCATGAAACAGATACATTAATTAGATTTGAATTAGAAAATGAAGTTGGTCACTTACTTGCTGAAGATGATGACAACCAAGTTTCAGATACCTTCTTTATACTCAATCAAGATTCATCACCAAATGTGCCATCAAATTTAGAAGCGACAGACCATATAGTTTTAGAAGATGAGATAGCAGGTCAAGGTAAAGTAGGTAACAAGATAGTTCAAGAAAATGCTTCAGGTAGTGGTGATATAACAGACATAAGAGTAATTGCTAGTGGTGGTGGTTATACAACTTTACCTACAGCCACACTCACAGTTGGTGATAGATTTTTTAGTTTAGAAGCACAAACAAATAGACAACGTTTGGCAAAAATACAATTAGAACACGCAACTGATCCTAATGGTTTTATAGAGTTTCAACAAAATGATGGTGATGTGTTAGATGAAGAAGATGGCACAGTAACATTAGAAGGTGATGGCACAGGTGCAGGCAGATTAGAATTAGAAGATGGTGGTAAAATACTTAGAGAAAGTTTTGATGGTGCAAACGCAACTGTTATACCTTATGGTACTGAAATAGGCCGTGCAACGTCATTAGGTATTATTGAACATGGTATCAATTTTACATCAGCACCAACTTTAACATTTCCTCATTATGCGATTGTAAAAACAGTTTCAGGCACCGTAGAAGAAGATGAAACATTTACAAGTAATATAAGTGGTGCAACAGGAACAGTAGTAAGTTTAACAGCACCTCTTTTAAAATATACAGTAACATCAGGTGCTTTAGAAGAAGGTGATACAGTTACTTTTTCTGGTGGTGAAACTGCTGTTGTTGTAAAATCAGATCCACTTTCTGGCACTGTAACAATAGATACTAAGATTTCTACAAAGGGTAAATATGTAAATGAAGATGGTCATGTTTCTGAGTTGACTAAAAAAATTCAAGACAGTTTATACTATCAAGATTTTTCTTATGTTGTAAAAGTTTCTGAGTCAATCAATAACTGGCGAGACTCAATCAAACGAGCAGTTCACCCTACTGGATTCTTTGTAACTGGAGAAGTGAACATCGCTTCAAGAATTGATGGGCAAGTAAAACAACCTGTTGGTGCTTCACTATCTTCTGGATTATTCTCTGGCACATCTGATAGTCCTATCTACATGAGATTGAATACTCTATTCTCTACATTGTTTGATAGAAGAACAGGAGTTGGCTTAAGAGCGATGAGTAATGGTGTTGAGTTAGATGGTAAAACAAAACTATCATCATTGGCTGCAAGAACAGGTCTTGCTGTAGAGCCACAAAATGATTATAGAGATACAACAACAAATACTCAAAAGGCAGTAAATCTATCACCTGAAACTACAATGGAACTAGAACAAAGAAATAGAAGAAGTTTCTATGCCTTAAATACTGATCCATTTACTTTAGAAGATGGCACAGGTTTCTTAGCAAAAGAAGATGTTGGAAATATTGTAGATGAATCAGGATACACAGTAAGAGGAACTGCTGTGAGTAATGGTTTTGCATATGCAGGACCTAGACAAAGAAATTTAAGAGCACCTTTTCAAAGATATGCACACAGTAACGGCATACTTTTAGAAGGCGCTACAGAAACAGATAATTCAAATATCAAACTAGAAAACGAGTCAGGTGCATTGATAAGTGAGTTTGGTATATCTGCAAGCACAACACTTTCAGATTGGGCTCAGTTGAGATTTACAGGAACTCTTAATGAAAATGTTGATGGTGAAACTATGAGATTTAAAGATTTAGAAGGAACAAATAGTGACCTTGATCATAGGAACAATTTTGCGTTTCCTACAGACATTACACAAGAGCCTTCGTAAAGTGTTATAAATAATAAGAAAGTAACATTAGACTAATGGGAAAATAAAATGGCAGCAATAATTACAAACAAGTTTAGAATAAATAATGCCGAGCAGTTCGTTGAGTCATTTAGTGAAACTGCTGCTACGACATATTATTTGTTCATAGGTCGTGCTCATTCTTGGGCAACCGATGCCGATGTACAAGGCAACTCAATTAACGAGGGAACAGACGCTTCCCCACCTACACCAAATGATGATATACAATCAGAATTTTATAATTTTGATGATATGATTGGTGCAAAACTAATTTCTTCAAGCGATGTATCTCATGTAATACCAAGAAGAAACTGGACTACAGGAACTACTTACGATATGTACGAACATAATATTAGTTCTTCAAACGCCGCAAATAGTGGTGCAACAAATTTATTTGACTCTACATTCTTTGTAATGAACAGTTCAAATGATGTTTACAAAGTTATTGAAAATGATGGCGCTACAGCGTCAACAGTAGAACCAACTTCTACATCAAACTCAATTTTTGAAACGTCTGATGGATATAGATGGAAGTATATGTATTCGCTAACTTCAGCAGAAACATTAAACTTTATGTCAACAGATTTCATTCATGTATCAACAGATTCTACCGTATCAGCTGCTGCCGTTGATGGTGCGTTAGACACAATCTTAGTTGTATCAGGTGGTTCTAGTTTTAACACATCTTCAGGTTCAACTATTTCTGCAATCCCAATTCGTGGTGATGGCACAGGCGGTATTGCTTCAGTAACAATTAGTTCTGGTGCGATTACAGCTGCAACTGTTACAACTGCAGGATCTGGTTACACTTTTGCTTACATTAGAGATGCTGATATCATCGCCGCAACAAATGCTGGTGGTGCAGGATCAGGATCAAATCTAAATGTAATCATACCACCTAAAGGTGGTCATGGATCAAACGCTGTAAAAGAGTTAGGCGGTTTCTTTGTCATGTTAAATAAATCACTTGTTGGTGTTGAAGGCACATCAGACATTGGTGTTGGTAACGATTTTAGAAGAATAGGATTATTAAGAGACCCAACTAACTTTGGAACTTCAACTGTCGCAAGTGCAACAACAAGAAGGCAACTATATGCGATTAAGTTTGGTTCTGTGTCAGGTACATTTACTGCTGATGAAGAAATCAATCAGGCAAGTACAGGCGCTGTAGGTAAAGTTGTTGAGTTTGATTCTACAAATTTAATTTTATATTATTATCAAACTAGATTTCCAGATGTCGGAACAGATAGTAATGGTAACTTAACAGCATTCTCTGGTGCAAATGCAATCACAGGACAAAGTTCAAGTGCAAGTGCAACACCAGATACAAGTAATTCAAACACAGTTAACGGAGTAGAATTTAGTTCTGGTTATGCAAATCCAGAATTAGCATTTGACTCAGGAGATATAATTTATGTTGAAGAAAGAAGTCCTATCACTAGGGCATCTGACCAAACAGAAAACGTAAAATTAATTATTGAATTTTAAGTAAAGGAATATAATGCCAAGTAAAACTGACTTTAACGTTACTCCGTATTATGACGATTTTAGCGCTGCTAAAAAGTTTCATAGAGTTATGTATCGCCCAGCATTTGCTGTTCAAGCGAGAGAACTAACAACTCAACAATCAATATTACAAGATCAAATTGAAAAATTTGGTGATCATATGTTTGAACACGGTGCGATGGTTATACCTGGTGAGGTTAATTTTGATCCACACTATAATGCTGTAAAACTAACATCTTTTACTGGTACATTAGCCAACTTTGAAAACAATACTGTAACAGGAGGCACATCAGGTGTCGTTGCTGATGTTGTTGGTGTGGCCGCAACTGACGGTACTGATCCAGATACTCTATTTGTAAAATATAGAAACTCTGGAACTGATAACGTTTCAAACGCATTTACTTCAGGTGAAACACTAACAAGTAATGCGTCTAGTGGTGAAACAGCAGTTGTTGATTCAACAGCACAAGGTTCTGCTGCTCACATAAAAGCAGGAACATATTACATAAATGGTTTCTTTGTTGATGTAACAGCACAAACTTTAGTATTAGAAAAATATTCAAACACTCCTAGTTTTAGAATAGGTCTAACAATAACAGAAACTTTTGTTACATCTACTGACGACTCTAGTTTATTAGATAACGCAACTGGCTCATCAAACGAAAATGCAGCTGGTGCTCACAGATTTAAAATAGATTTAACTTTAGCAAAATTATCTTTATCTTCAACTGCTGATTCAAGCTTCGTTGAACTCATAAGAGTTGAAAGTGGCACAGTTGTAAATAAAGTTAATGAAACAGAATATGCCTTTATTGAAGATACTATGGCAAGAAGAACTTTTGATGAAAGTGGTGATTATACAATTAGAGCTTTTGACCTAGATGTTAGAGAACATTTATTAGCAGGATCAAATCGTGGTGTAAATGCGACTGGAGCAACTTCTACTGATGGTAATATTGCTTCTGAAGCAAAACTTGCTATGGGGCTTTCTCAAGGTAAAGCATATGTTAAAGGTTACGAAATAATTAAACACGGTCAAACTTTTATTGATGTAAATAAGGCAAGAGATTTTGAAACTGATAGTGGTATTGTAACTAGATTTGCTCAACTACCATTTGTAAATATTACAAAATTACACGCAACACCAGATGTTGGTTTTATATCAGACGAAACAGTTGCATACAAAAAAGTTAGATTGGTTGATCAGTTACACTCAACTAGAGGAACAGAATTAACAAATAATGACGGCACAGTGCATGATATAGGTCGTGCAAAAACTAGAGGTATTGAACATAGTTCAGGTACTGCTTCTGGTGTGTTCATGTCAACATCAAGTTTGACAACAACCACTTACAAACAATATCTTTTTGATATCGTAATGTTTGCTCATTTAAATGTGAGAGGCCCAGCTTCAGGTGCTTTAACAACTGGTGAAACATTAACAGGTGGTACTTCAGGTGCTACCGCTGTAGTAGAAAGTTTAACATCATTAGGTGAAGCAACGATTACAAATATTACACAATCAGAACCACCAGTTGTAACTTGTAGTGGTGGTCATAATTTTAAAGAAGGACAAACTATTCAAATCGCTAGTGTAAGTGGCATGACCGATGTCAATAGTAATTTCTTTACAGTTAAAAATCCAACAGCAACAACTTTTGAATTATTTGCAGAAGCAACAGCAACAAGTTCTACACCATCACCTACTGACGGTACAGGATTTTCTGCATACACATCAGGCGGTACTGCCTCTCACACAATCGTTGTGTTATCAAACGTACAAGGTGAGTTTACTCCTGGCGAAACTTGCACAGGCGGATCATCATCTAATACTGCTGTTGTTCAGTTTAATACACACGGCACAAAAGGTTTTGAACAAAAAGCATTTAATCAAACAAAAGGTATATCACATCCTGCAACTGAGAGTAATGCTGTCTTTACTGCTGATGTAGATTTAACTTCTAGTTTCGGTGATGTAAAAACACTTACAGGAACTATTTCAACTGTCGGTGCAGCTGCTTCACCTGGTAATATATTATTAGATGGCACAGACGGTTCATCATCTGACGCAGGTGACTCACTAATTTTAGAAGATGAAACTGAACCTGGTAATTTAGATATCGCTTTAGGATTAGAAGCAGATGTTGCTGATAAAATATTTGGTTCTGGTACTAATTTTACAACTGAACTAAAGATAGGTGATCAAATTGCATTTGAAGATGATTCAAATAATACTTTTACTAGAATAGTACAAGCAATTATTTCTAACACTGAGATAGAAACTGCTGTAGGTCTAGGAACAGCGATTGCAACAAACGTAGCATTCAAAAGAAATAGAACTAAAATGCAATCACCTAGAAATGATAGATCAATATTTAAGTTACCTTATAGTGTCATAAAAACATTATTGACAACTGATAATGATGGAGTTAGTGATACAAGTTTCAAAGTAAGAAGGCAGTTTACTGCTACATTATCTAGTTCTGGTCAAGCAACATTAACTGCTGGAACGAATGAAGTTTTTGTTGCACACTCTGAAGCAGACGTAACTGTTTCAGTTCAAACAAAAGGTGGTAGTGCAACCGAGGGAGAAGTTGGAGATGTTATAACCCTTTCAAGTTCTGGCGACTATACTCTTGGTGGTTCACCTACTGGTAAAACTTTAGTCATAGATTTAGGCAGCACATTTAATGGTAGTAAAATTAAAGTTCTTGCTACTGTTTCACGTTCCGTTGTTAGTGCAAAAACAAAAACAGATAACTCTGGTGAAACAACAACAGTTGATACACAAGCATTAGCACAGGCAACAACAATCAATTTAGGAAAAGCAGATGTTCATAAATTAAACAGTGTGTTTATGGCTTCTGATTTTAGCACAGCTGCAACAACTAGTGATACTGATATTACAGATAGATTTAATTTAGATACTGGACAAAGAGATAACTTCTATGATGTTGGTCGTCTTGTAAGAAAAGCAGGAGAACCTGCACCTACTGGAAGACTACTCATAAACTTTGATTTCTTCTCACATGGTTCTGGCGATTTCTTTAGTGTAGATAGTTACTCTGGTTTTGATTATGGTTCAATACCTTCATATACTTCAGATGTAACTGGTGAAAAATTTGAATTAAGAGATGTGTTAGATTTTAGACCAAGAGTTGATGACGCTTCAACAATAGATTCTGGTGGTCAAGATAGATCATATGATGGCACAGGTGCTTCAACAATAGACTTTGCAAAATTTAATTCTGATATTACAAATGACTTAGAGTATTATTTAAGTCGTAGGGATAAAATTTTCTTAACATCAACTGGTGATTTTAAAAACGTTGAAGGTTCTCCTTCATTAGATCCTATTGAGCCAGAGGGTATACAAGATGCTATGTTATTATTTAAAACATTTGTGCCAGCGTTCACTTTTAAAACCACTGATGTTCAAGTAACACCAGTAGATAATAGAAGATTTACCATGAGAGATATTGGTAGACTAGAAAAAAGAATTGAAAATGTTGAGTATTACACGCAACTTTCTTTATTAGAATCTGAAGCACAAAATTTACAAATACAAGACGCTGATGGTTTTGATAGATTTAAAAATGGTATTATAGTAGATAACTTTACAGGTCATGGTATTGGTGATGTAACTGATCCTGATTATTCTATATCTATGGATATGGCAAATGGTGAACTAAGACCATCATTTCATCAAGACAACATAGCGTTAATTGAATCTGATTCATCATTAGGTAGTAGCACAGCGATGACCGATACAATCAGATCAACTAATGGTTATCAAAAAACTGGTGATATGCTGACTTTACCTTATACTGAGGTTGCATATCAAACTCAACCGTATGCAAGTAAAACACAAAATATTCAGCCATATGATGTAATAGATTACATTGGTACTGTAACACTAAGTCCTGAAATGGATGAGTGGATGGAAACAGAAACATTACCTGATTTACAAATTACAATGCCTGGTACTTTCGATACTTTGATTGAAGGTGCGGCTGCAGGTGTTATAGATTTAAATTTAGGCACAGTTTGGAATAACTGGAATGAACAATGGGCAGGTGCTGTTCGTGAAACAAATAGAAGAACAGATACATCAAGACAAGGTAATTTTGTAACAGACACAACAACAATTACAACTGAACAAAGAGTTGGTTTATTAAGAACTGGTGTAAGAACATCATTAGTACCAAATGCTGTAAGAACAAGTTTTGGTGAAAGAGTTGTAAGTGTTGCGTTTGCACAATTCATCAGACCGAAAACAATTACATTTACTGCTAAAGATATGAAACCATTAACAAGAATATTTCCATTCTTTGATGGTGTTGATGTTTCAAACAATGTTACGCCAACAGGATCATCAGCAGGTGCGGCATTAACAACTGACGGTGCTGGTTCAGCCTCAGGAACTTTTGTAATACCTGATCCAACTGATACATCTAATCCTAAATTTAGAACAGGTAAAAGAACATTTAGATTAACAAGCAGTTCTACTAACACATTTACTGGTGATGTATTCACTTCAGCAGAAGCAGAATATACAGCGAAAGGAATGATACAACAAGTTCAAGAAAGTATCGTTTCAACTAGAGAAGCACAGATACAAAGAAAAGATGTTCAAGAAACTGAAACAATCACTAGACAAGATGTTCGAGTAGAAAGAACAACTAGATTTGATAATCCACCACATAGACATAACAATCCTGATCCACTAGCACAAACTTTTTTCGTAGATTCTAAAGATGGATTGATGTTGACTAGTGTTGATTTATTCTTCTCTAGTAAAGATACAAACACTCCAGTTCAAGTTCAAATAAGAACAATCGTAAATGGATATCCATCTCAAACAATAGTGCCTTTTGGTCAAGTTTTTGTTGACGCTGCTGATGTTAATACTTCAACTGACGCTTCAGAAGCAACTAACTTTAAGTTTCCTAGTCCAGTTTTCTTGAAAGAGAATACTGAATACTCTTTTGTAGTAAAATCTAACTCACCAAATTATACAGTTTATGTTGCAAGAATGGGACAAAGAACACTGGACGATAGTAGATTGATTTCAAAACAACCTGTATTTGGTGGTTTATTCAAATCACAAAATGGTAGAACATGGACACCAGATCAAAATGAAGATATTAAATTTACACTTAATCGTGCTTCTTTCACAACAGGAACTGCTGGCACAATTCATTTAGTAAATGATGTAATGCCAGTTAAGACTTTAAAAAATAATCCTATTACAACAACTTCAGGCTCTGCTGAGATTACAATTCATCATAGAAATCATGGTATGCACAGCACATCTAACAATGTTACGATTGCAGGAGTGCCATCAGGAACTGTAAATGGTATTGCACATAGTAATATTAACGGCACATATACAACGATAGGAAATATTAAACTAGATTCTTATACAGTAACAGCACAAAATTCTGATACTGCAAGTTCAACTGGTAAAGTTGGAGGTAGTGCTGTAACAGCAACAAGAAATATGTTGTTTGATGTCATACAACCAGTCGTTGGTTTTATACAGCCGCCTGGAACAACTGTAACATCAACCATGAGAAATACAACTGGTAAAACATTAGAAGGAACTGAAACAGAATTTAATTTGGCAACTGCTTCAAAAGCAATATCAGTAGTTCTTAATGAAGATTACTATAAAACAGGACCAGGTTTAGTTGCTTCTGCAATTAACGAAACAAATGAAATGTCTGGTAGTAAATCTTTTGCTATGTCAATTACGATATCCTCGCCAGCTAATAATATATCACCTATTATTGATTTACAAAGATTAAGTTTATTCTTAATACAAAATAGAATATTTAGCCCTGCTTCTGGTACAACACCTGACTTTGTAGCAGAAACTACAAATGTTGGTGGTAGTGCACCTGCAAAATATGTTACAAAACCAGTTACTTTAGAAAACGAGGCAACAGCATTAGATGTTCGTTTATCTGCTAGTGTTCAATCAACTAGTTCAGTAAAAATGTTTTATAGAGTAACGAGTGCTGAAGACGCTAGAAAATTAGGTGATGTGGCATGGCGTGCTTTCAATGATGACGGCACTGCTGATACAGTTCCAGAACCATCTAAAGATGATAACGATTTCAAAGAACAAAAATTTACAGTAAGTGGATTAGAACCATTTAGTGCTTTCTCTTTGAAGATAGTATTAACAGGAACAGTAAGTTCATATCCTCCATTGATTAAAGATATGAGAGGTATTGCATTGGCAGTATAGTCTATGAGCGATAAACTAAAAGTTCAGGGACATTCACATCTAGTTAGAGATTTAAAATCTCAGGCAATAATTAATACAGACTCAAATGCTTATGCTCGCTATATGGCTAGAAAAGCAAAACAACAAGAAAAAGATGATCAGCTTCGTGATGTTATTCGAGATGTAAACGAATTAAAAAATGAAATGAGAGAAATAAAAAATTTACTAGTAGAGATGAAGAATGGCAGATAGAAGTATAGCAGCAGGTGATACACTTAGAAAATTATTCATAGAGTTTAACGCCACAGCAGAGGACATAGGAGATATTTCAGATATTACAGGTGCAAGTGGTATTATTGCTGACGCAACCGATGTTGTTGAAGCAGTAACATCTTTGAATACTGACTTAACAACTATTTCAACTGACAATCATGTTTTTAGTGGCGG